GCCACGTTTTACACGTTCATAAAGATTCATCGCCTCACTATCTTTTGGGTTGATGTAGATTTTTCCCCACAATCCGTGAGAATCCTCTCTCAATTCCAGCGTGTGGGCGGTTGTACGCCCAAGCACAAGCCGGGTGTCATGGTCAATAAGTGCCCGGACATCTCCAGAAAGCGTTTCCGAAAACGCACCCGGTGCAACGCTCTCGCTCATGCCATACCCCATATCATAATTGGAATCAAATACCGCAAAATAGCCCTCAATTACAGGGGCTTCGTTTGTTTCGTCGTCCCTCGTTGTAAGTGCTGACTGCATCGTGCGATACATGACGTTATTCCGCACCATCTTCTTTTTTCCCTCCCTGTACTAATTTTTTTTGATACGCTGACATCTCATAAGGAATGTAGTTTTCCAGCACTCGTAATTCATCTAATCCCTCCCTCGGTGACAAGCCCATCCGGTCACGTACCTCGTTGCCAGTAGCAAAACCACGGTCAGACAAGCCGCCAAATACGTCGGCGATGGTTTTTATATCCCAATCAAACAAAGACAAAACATTAAAGCGGATGTACATGTTTGGTGATAAAATCAGCTTTTTTGTCATTTCCTGCTGTATTCCAATCACAATCGGCTTTACAGTGTGATTTACAAAAGCGTTCCACTCGTCTTTACTGTAGCTGTCAACACCCAGCAAAAACGGCGGCACGCCCAAAATCGCTGCAATCATCCGCCTGTTTAGCTTTACAACGTCGCTGATTGCTAAATCAGACAAAGACAGCGGTTTGATTTGTTCAATTGAGAATTGTTCCGCCGGAATCAGCCATGGTTCGCCAACTTCACTGGATTCTACGTAATCTGCCAGCAGTTTCTTTCTTCCTGTCGGCGAACTAAATTCATCGGTCAACGCATCTACTTTTACAATGACAGACGGTTTCCACTTGCTGGATAAAAATGATTTTTCCGTTGCGGCTGCCTGTTTAAGGTTGTCCGCAAACGGTCGCAGGGATATTTGCAAGCCTCGCCCTTTCCATAGGCAATTCGGGGAGGGGTTGTGTACGAAATGCAGAATCTCGTCCGATTTATACGGAATCCCGTCAATCATGACAGAGTAAGAACCGCTTTCCGGAATAGAAACTTTTGACGCTGCAATTGGTTCTAAATCTCTCAAATATCCGCCAGTTGTATGTACTTTTACGATACTATTTCCTTTTCCGTATAGCAAAAGATTCATTACGATTGCTTCCATCCACGTCTTCCGTGTCATGTTTGCCATCGGTTCGATGTCGATTTTTCGGCTGAGAGCGTTCACAATCCGCTTGTCTCCCTGTTCGGTATTTTCCATCAAATGGATGGTAAGAGAGCCAATCAATTCCGCAATGCGTCTGCAAGCGGTCATTACTTCCGGACAGTGGTCTAATGTTGTATAACCCGGTACGCAGATTGCATCATTTTCCCTGTCAGATAAAAATAATGCAACCGGCGAGTTATTCCGTGTTTTCTTTTTTTGATTCCAAAACATTTTATCCCCACCAATCCTTTGCTTTTTGTTTACGCTCCATGCTTTGCAAGTATCTAACACAAGCAAAAACGCTTGCATCAAACAAATCAATCCGGTTTGTTTCCCCGATTTTTTCGTATTGTATCATATCGTCCGTTTTTTCAATTGCACTCACATTTTCCACGCAATATTCAAATGCTTCGTTGTGTAAATAATACAGTTTTCCGTCTTTCGCACGTTGTTCAATGTGCCGGAACCCCTCGGATTTTAAATAATAATATTGTGGCTGGTCAATAATATTAAATTTTGCTTGTTTCATCCCAATGAAATATTCTCTTGCAAATTTTCTGTCATGCCCGATTTGCTTTATTTTAAATCCATGCCGCCGCATGGAGACAAACCAGTTTACAACATCGGCAGCGTTGACGGTTGGACTGTTGCACATGGTTAAAAGTCCATCATCCGCCCAGCCAAACAGCGGTATTTCGTCCTCGTCTGCCTTTTTTGCCGCCATTGTGACCGGGAAAAAAGCATGTGTAATGATAATGTCAACGTCTTCTTTTGCATAGTGCCCGTATAAAGCCCCAGCGGTCAAATCGTACATTCTGGACAAATCTGCTCCGCCATACCAATCAATCGACATACGCAGCAAGTCCTCTATCGTCCAATTGTATTTATTATCCGATGTACGAAACTCTGATAAATCAAAATATGCTCGCATAGCACTGGTATAAATATTGAGTGACCGGCTTAAAAAGTCTTTGCGTTGTTGAGGGTCGTTTTGTGCCTGAAGCGACTCTTGCAAAATGTCGGCTGGTCTAATTGTAACGCCGTAAGACGGGTTCGCTTTTTCGTGTTGGATAGGTGACGTATAATCTACCTGCCCATGCTCGTCTTGTTCCGCTTGGGATACAAAGCAAAAAAGCGTATCATCCTTTACCGTGCCATTTAAAACCTTTTTTGCATACTCTAAACGCCGATAACAAAAGCTGTTGATGTTATCTCCGGCGGTGGTAATGCCTATCATCAACTTGTTTGTATAGGCTTTCATCGCCTCTTTAAACCGGTTATACTGTGCGGATTTTTTAAAAGCGTGTACCTCGTCTGCGATTGCAATATTGCAGTTAAAGGAATCCTGTGCATCTGGATTGCTTGCTAACGCCTCAATACGTATAGAGCCATTTGGTCTGCCGTTTGCGTCTGTAAATTGATAACTGATAGAGTGCTCAGCGTTGTTGTTAAGCACTCTAAAATCATCAATCATCTCACGGTATCGCAACGTGTACAAAATATCGTTGAAAGATTCGCATGCTTGCTTTTGCGACGCTGCAACGATGTAAATAATAGACCCAGAGCGACGTTCCAAAATTGCCAATGCAAACGCTAAAGCAGCAATAAACATGGTTTTTCCGGATTTTCTTGGAATAAAAATAAACGCTTCTTTATATCGGCGTTCTTTTGTCCCTGTATAATAAAATCCAACAAGATTATACACAGTAAAGACTTGCCACGGCTGCAGCAACATCGGAGTGTTCATAAGCGGCTCACCTTTAAGGCTTTCGCCCTGCTTATGCACCATAAACCGTTCAATGATGTTGCAAACCAAATCCGGTTCTTTTGTGTGCAACTCCAAATCTTCACGCTTTAAATCTTCTAAAAACCGCTTGCATTCCAAAAGATTATTTCCGGCAATAATCTTTCCGGTGACGACATCCTCGGCATATTGTATTGCAATCTGCTTAAATTGTTTAGTCGCCAAGGCTCTTTAGCACCTCCGCAAGAGTATCTGTTTTTTTCTTTTTCATTGCTTGTTCGTCGATGTTTTTTAGCCCTTTGGGTGTAAGCCCAAGGTCACGCCAATATGCCAAAGCAGTCTTGTTAAGTTCATCCCACAACATCAAAGATGGATTTTTTGTCCTGTTGGTTTCGCCGTGAGAGTTTGTGTGCTCTATAATAGGGTTTCCGTCATATGTTTCTAACGTCTGGTCACGTTTTTCAAGGATGTCAGCCAGCGAATCAATCACACCATCAAAAGATTCTTTGTAAGTATTGATAGCAATGCAGGCTTTTTTGATTTGAGATTTCCATTTTGATTTTGTCACCGAATCACCTCCCAATGCTTTTGTGAAAAAAATCGACGCAGTTAGAAAGAGTTCCCTACACCGTTCCAGTAGGAGCCGCCCAAGCCCCTGCAAGGAGGGGGGGAGGGCTACCGCCGTCTTCCGCCTTTTTCCGGGTGTCGCTTGTTGTGGCACGCATCGCAAAGGCTTATAAGGTTATCGCTTTGCAAGGCAAGCTCAGGGTAATCGTCCAAATGTTTGATGTGGTGCACCGTAACCGCCGGACGTATCCGACCATAACGCTTGCAGTCCTGGCATTGGTAAGCATCCCGCCGCAGAATCATGCGGCGTTTGTGTTGCCATGCCTTAGATTTATAAAAGTTTGAAACATCCATCTATACCACCATAAAAAAACACCGCACGGATATCTCCGCACGGTGCGTTTAATCCTATATCTATTATACCAGTAATAGATGCAGGATTTCAATATATTTTGCTGAAATTCATGCTCTTTCGGAATTCTATTTTATACAACACGTTGATATGCTTGTATCAAATCACACTACATCTTGTGCTGTCGTGTAAACGCCGATACCATACGCCTTGCGTTTGTTTATGCAATACCGTCGTAGGTCTAACGATTGCAAGACCAAAATGCTGTAGTAATAGCTTAGCAAATCGCCCTCTAGCCGCTCGATATAATGCATGGATTCCGGCGTGTTGTTATATTTTTTTAAAGCACGCTCGTACTCCGCCATAGTTGTCCGGACAATGCAGGCAGCAAGGTATATATAGCAGTTGTCTATGTTGTCATATCGTTTCAGCGGTATCGGCTCTTTACATGTTGCCTTTGCTTTCACTTGCGGATTGGATTTATATGCATCACGTTTTTTGTGGCGACGCTCAACGTTAATTGCATTATAGCAAGGTCTGCAACACTGTCCAGGTGTCCACTTTGTTAGCTTCCCGGTGCGTTTGTTGTTGTAAAAATTCCAGCCATCCGGCAGCGGCTGACCACACCGTTTACACACCTTATTCATTTTCTCACTCCACTTTAGCCTTTACTTGTAATTTGATTTTTGTAAAATCAATCTGGTAATCCTGCTTGAAACGCTGCATCTGTTCCAGTGCATCGGGCGACTTGCCAAAAATCGGCGGCATCTCTGCAATGGACTGCACGTTGTCAAACAGCCGCTGCAGCCGTTTCTCTTTCCAGCCATAGTGCCACTCCAACGCAACGAATACCATCGCCATGCCCTGATAGATAGCCATTCTGTGACTATACTCGACCTCGTTCTTGTTGTACAGGTTTTTCCGCTGTAAGGCTGGGTTCTTCATTTGGACTCCCTCATCTCTTTGTTTAGGATTTCTGCTGCTTTTTGGGCGTTTTCTTCGGTGTCAAAATATACAGTTGGATATTGGGTGACATTAAAGTAGTCCACAAACCAACAATCATCATCACAATGATGGGCTAAACAAAATTTCAATTCGCCATCATTATTCCAATCCGGCACATAATCCGGACAAATCATATCATGCAGCTGTTCCAACCGTAACAGCAACCGCATTTTCTCTGCGACTTGTTCGGCACGTTCTCCCGTGCGGAAACAGTTGCCAATCTCAAAATTGTATCTGTCTTCTTCGCCATTGTAATTGCAAAAGCAGTAGATAGATAAATCATTATTAACAAAAAAGTATTCTTCTCCAGCCTCCGGCTTCCACGGCTTCGGCTCTTCCTGTTTCTTCTGTGCCTCTGCTTCTTTTCGCAACGCTTCCAGCTTCCCCAAAAATTCCGCTTTCAGGGCTTCCAGTTTCTTTTCGATGTCGTTCATTTCAACGCTTCCTTTCTCTTTCATTCAGATTCTTTCGCTCCTATCGCTGTGATTAAAACGTAACGGTGACATTTAAAACCGCCGCAGCCAACCAATAAACTGCCCGTCTGTGGTCTTTATGCCACAAACAAACCGCTGCTGCACCAACATCCAGCAGTATCATGGCAATTGGTAGGATTTGCGTGGCGTTGATTTTGCTCATGTTCATGTTTTCCTTCCTGTTTTACCAAATACAAGCTTATGGTTTCTAAAACCACCTTTTATTTTGCCTCGTGCGATTTCCAATGCGTGTGCAGCGTTATACTGGCACTCATCACACTGCTTTTTACCATTATCAATATCCTTGCCACAGGTTACACAGTGATAGCCGTCGCCAAACATATATCTTGGTAAAGCCCCATTTTCCCGTCTCTTTTCCATGTGCCTTTTTGCGTCTTTTTTTAGACACATCGTACACATAACTTTTCCGGGTTCTGCTGGCTTTTTTCCGCAACGTACACATTTTCCGGCAGCTTTCCGCTCAGCATATTTCTTTTTAGTTCTTTCACAAGCTTTTTTTCTTTCCGCTTGCTCCGCTCTTCCGACATGTTTGCAATGTATTTGTGGTGTCTTTCATTGCGTTTGTATAAACACTCCCAGCAATATTTTCTGTGTGGAGCCGCACTTTCTCGCCCACACTCCGCACAAATCCCATGCTTGGCATACCAATCTCTCAATTCTTTACTCACCCGGCAGCACCTCTTCCAACGCGTCTAAACCGCCATATATCCGCAATTGCAACGCCTCAATCACAACAAAATTGATATATGTGCCAATCTCGACAAAATCAACATATGTATCCGGGTCAGTATCTCTCTGACCAGCTGTTTTCTGTACCATTGCTTGGCGGATAATGTCAAGGTGCTCTTTTAATATCCTGACATCCTCTTTGGTGCAGGTGTTTTTTGGTTGCAGCTTTAAAAAAGACCACATTGTTTGCAGCTGCCCCTCGTCAAGCTCTCTAAGATTATGCTTCATTTTTTCTCCCATCCATACCACTGCACCCTCAAATCAACGTTACCAGCATTATGCTGACCTCGTATCATTTTGACTGTACGCAGTTTTGCATTTGCGTTATCCACTGTCAAATATAACAGCGGATGCATATTCCCTTTTTTGTCGAGCCGCTGTAACCACATCCCAGTGATTGCATCACGGATACCGTACACCGGACGGCGTTGCACGTCCATTTTTAAGATTTCCCTTGTCAAACTCCTGTACAAAGTAAAAGCCTTTGGTTTTGCAAGTTCCTCTGCCGTAAATTCCGGCGGCTCTATCAAATACGAGTTGCAACGTGTATCGACCATCCTAAAAAGCCGACGTGTACAAATGTTGTACTCCTGCGTGATTATTTCGGCGGATTTGCCGCTCAGATAATCAGACACCGCCCGACGCAACCGCTTTTCCTCGTCTTTCCAGTTCCGGACAATTGCATCTCGGTATTCTCCTCGTCGCTCGCTGCAAAAATATCTGACCGTATCGCCTGTGATTTTGTATTTATCACCTAACGCATTGACCGGACAACGGTCTACAAAATAATCATATGCGACTTGCATTTTGAATCGCTCTGAGTATCTTTTTGACATATCCATCCCTTTCCTGCTATATCGGCTCATCCAAGTTTAAAATCAGACTTGCATAAGCTTCAGCGTTTTCTGATACCGGTGTTTCTTGTTGCTGCTTTTTTCCTTTGTGTGGCGTTCCCTCTGTTTCACCCCAATATTGCAGTGTCTTTTTCCAATTTCGGATAAAATTCCCGTTTTTCGTCTTCCAATCTCTTTCCGTGTAATAGTCATAAAACTTTTGCACGTCAATCCGGATTTTCTCTTGCTCTGCAAATAGCCGGATTTCTTCCAGCGTTGGAGGAAAATTTTGGCTTTCTGCATCTAAGATAGATAGATAGATATCTTCTTTATCTTCTTCTATCTTCTTATTCTGTTGGGACGACTTTGGGACGACCTCGGGACTATCCTGGTAATCACCTTGGGAAATGCTTGGGACATTTTGAAACTTATCATAATTATTTACCGTAAATACGGTACATTTCGGATATTTGCACCTTGTGATTTCGCCTGTGGCTTCGAGGTGCTTAATTGCAGTCCTTACTTTGTCCACACTTAGCCTAGTTTCGCTTGCCAAAACGGCATAACTACAAACCCGACTGCCACAAGGGACGGTGATTCCGTGCCATTGTCTTTTTGCTATGTTGACGGTCAACAGCAGATGCAGAAAGACCGTTTTTGTGTTGATGTCATCGTACCACTCCCAGTTTAAAAGTGACCGATATAGCTTAATATAACCGCTTTCCAGCATCTGGTATCATCTCCTTTTAAAACGGTACGTCCCCATCACCGAGAATCGTCTGGAAGTCGCTAAGGTCGTCGAGGTCAATTTCCGGCGTTGACTTACCAGCATTTTTGACATCCGCCTCATAGGTATGTACCACATTTTGTGACTGATTGACAACGTCCTGCATCGGATTGCTGTAAGACGGCGTCTGCGGCTCGCTGTAAGCCGTTTGCGGTGTGGGCTGGTAGTTTTGCGGTTGGCTGTTATAATCGCTCTGTGCGGCGTTCTGGGCTGTCTTACTCTCGCCGAATGTCACATTGTCCGCTTGTACATCCATAGCGTAATGTTTGACCCCGTTGTTGTCCGTGTAATCAGCATTCTGTAACTTGCCCTCTACAATAATCATCGACCCCTTGCGGAAATACCGGCTGACAAATTCCGCTTGCTGCCGCCAGCTGACGATGTTGATAAAATCCGCTTTTTTTTCGCTGCTTTTGCTATACTGCCGATTGACGGCAATCCGAAACCGGCAAACAGCAATGCCGCTTTGTGTGGTTTTGAGTTCTGGGTCTGCACACAACCGACCCATTAAAATTACCTTGTTTATCATTGTTCTTGCTCCTTTCGTAGCGGTGCAACCGCTCTTTCGTAGTTCCGATAGTAATAGTAAAAGATTTCCAGCAGCTTTTTGGCTGTGTCTTCCTTCCGGACAAACGACACCTGCAAGCCGCACCGATTGCCTGACCGGAGCGACCGCAGAGCGAAATAGACGGTTTCGCCGATGCGTTTCACTTTCCGATTTTGTGCAATCATCTGCTTTTCTGGGATTTCAAACGCCTTTAGTTCTTCTTCTGATGTTACGCCCTCTAAAATCAATTCCATGTGCTGGGCATTCTTTGCAGCTGCATCGAACTCTTTCTGAATGCGTTCCCGGTCGTGGACGAAGTTCCCGAAGAGTTCATCCACGCTGCCTTTCCGTTCAACGATGCAGGAACGCTCAAAGCACTTTCCATTGATTTCAAAGGAATAATCTCCGAAGTCCAGCTTGCGGCTTTCTGTAGCAATCCCATTTGCATGTAAGTACTGGATGATGTGCTGATTGCATTGCTCTCGGGTGTCGCAGAGGACTTTGACTTTTTTTGCAAACGCTTTTCTGTCTGTCATTTTCCTGCCCCCTTGGATGCCTGAAAGCAGTTGATGCAAAGTCCTCTGCATTGCTTGTAAATGTCAATCGGCTGATACAATCGCCCATCCTTGCCTTTGGCGGCTTGTATGGGCTTTTTGCAGCTGCTACAGTAAATTTGTTGACGGGGCTGCTGTTGCGTTGCTGCGGGGACATTTCCAGCGGTCTGGTAAGCGTCTGTATCTGCATCCTTTGCATCGTCAATGCAGAGCAGACCATTTAACGCATACTTTCGGGCATAGCTGGATGCCGTGCCAGTAATCTGACTGGCATCCATGCCTTTCTTGTCGTCCGGCTCTCTCGCAAAGGCGGTCACTGTAATAGCACTGCATCTGCCAGTGACATCCTCCGCCGTTGCGGTTGCCTTTACATAGATGCGATTGCCAACCATGACAATATCATCCGAACAGTAAATTAAAACGCTGTGCTGCTCTGCAAGCGGTTTGACCGCCTCTAAGATGTCCTCAGCACTGCGATATTTATACTTTCCGAAGCTGTTGTACTGTCCTTTCGGGGCTTTTAGTTCGTTCTGGATTGCCAGCAACCGTTCCGGCAGCCGCCGTTCATCGGGTTTCTGTTCCATCTTCTGTTCGTCCATGCTCTTCACTTCCTCCTTCTGCTAATTCCAACGGGCATTCAAAGCCCACATAACGGGTTGGCTCTACAATGTACTCTCCGGTGATGTTGCAGCGATTCTTGTACTTGTCATACATCTGACAATATGCACATTCGATGTGTGCGACATCGTGAAACGTCACCGGAAAGCCGAATTCATAGTTGACCCGTACGAAAACATACTTTTTCACGCCGGATTCAAACATCTTCTGCGTTCATCTCCCTTACAAGGTCGGCGGCATAGGTCGTGACTGTGACGCTTTCCACCCATTCTGCAAGGCAATCCTCGCAAAGCCAAGCATCATCGTTACCGACAATCCGAATCAGTTTGCTGTCGCCGGACACTTCCGCACCGCATCCATCACAGTAAACATGCGGCACACGCTTTGCACCGCAATTTCCGCACCGTTCACAGCAGCTGCAATCATTTTCAATCTTTATCATCCGTCACCACATCGCTTTCCAAAAAATCCAGCTGGCTGAGGTTTAGTTCTGGTTCTTCCTCCGCGGCTTGGGCTTGCTTTGCAAGTGCCTGCAAATCCGCATCCACAAAGTCATGTGCTTCTGCATCCAACTCGCCAAGGATACGGTACAGCGGCTGCATTATGTTAAAATGGTCTGCCTCTTGCACCGGGTTAAGTGTGGTGCTATCCGCGTGCATTGCCTCAACGCACATGATAGCAACTTGGATTGCATGTTGTCTCAAAAAGACTTCCTCTCTTTTCATATTGACATTCCTTTCTGTTTGTGATAAAATAAAGGTGTTTTTCATTCTCCCTCGTTACTGGTTGCTTCCGGTGCGAGGGTCTTTTTTTGCCCGTTCTTTCATTAGTTCTTCACGCAAAAATTTGTTTTCTTCTTTAAGCAGCCGTGTCTGTTCATTCGCTGCTCTCCGGACTTTTCTACATGCTTTCGCTGCTTCCGTGAGTTCGTGTTCTTCCGTAGCTTTCGCAACTTGTTTTTCCATTTTGCGTTTTTGGCGGTAATTTTTGTTAGCTATTTTCTTCCTGATTGCCGCACATTCTTGGCAATACTTAACCGCATTGTATCTCCCAAGTGTGTCATAATCGGTGTCGGCAATCTCAATCCCGCACATATCGCAATGCTTTACCATTGCTTTTCATCCCTCCCCCGATGGTGGGAAAAGCCAGCTTTTCCTACTGCTTTTCCTACCGCTTTTCCTCGACATTCCCGAAAAAATCAAATTTCCGGCGGTGGGGGAGTGTTGCCGCATCGCTCTGCACAAACATCCAGCAATCGACGTGCAAAGTCATTGACAATCTCCGGCGGAATGTCGGTCAGTGTGGTATGTACTTGACGCCCTCTGTTGTCAAAATGAGTAATCTCAATGGGCATACCCTCACCCGTCTTGATTGCAACAACGCTGTCATTGATTAGCTGATTGCACTGCTCGTACTGCTTGAGATTGCTCTCCATGCGGTCTGTCTGTTCCCGTGCCGCCTGATAATCAAACCCAGTCGGTACGGGTTTTAATTCCCGTCCGGAATCCGCCGCTTGCTCGTCGAGCGTGCGGTTATGCCGCTGCCAAGCAGCCCAACAGATAACGGCGGCAATACCACCAAGAATCATTGCTTGCATGATTTCTCCTCCTCTGGTTCAGAGCCTGCCTTGTCTGCAACATCTTGAATAATGGTAGCGGCTGCACACAAGATAAGATTTTTATCCTCTTGATTGAGTCCGCTCATGATTCCGATAAACGTACAAAATGCTATTTTAGCGGCGTCAAATTCTTTAAAACCTCTCACCTTGACCTTAGATACATTGCTCTTTCTGGTTGTTTTGATAACGATTTTTCCCATCTTTCTGATTTTCCTCCCTGTTTTTACTCCAGCAGACCGGACACACATACCACCCTGTAAACTGCCAGGATACGTTCCAGTCCAGCCCGCATTGCTCGCAGATGGCGTATTTGTGTCCGTTCCGATACGTAACTTTCCGGCTCATGCTCTGCCATCCCATTCATATTGGTTCATTTTGCCGTTCTTGTACCAACGAATCCAAGTCCTTTCCGTCATATTCATCCAAAAACGCAAGAAACGTAGATACACGGCACTTGTACGAGCCAAGTTTTAAGAATCGCAGCAATCCAGTTTTGCGGAGATTGTGAACGGTTGCAACATTGCATTTCAGCAAGGAAGAAACGTCCTTTACGGTCAGAAGTTGTTCCGGCATCGGCTGTAAAACCAGCGTTGTTTTTGGCGTGATGTTGTCTTCTCTGATAATGTTGTTCATATTCTCACCTTACTTTCTATCGGTTGCTTTTTCTTGCTGCTGTACACCAAGAATTTCATCAGCGGAGCAACCCAGCTGTTCCGCCATGTTCCGCAAAATCTCTGCGGACGGTTGGCGAAAGCCGTTTTCAATCTGGCTGACCATCTTATCCGAAATTCCCAGAGCCTTTGCAAGCTGTACCTGCGTCAGTTCATGCCGGATGCGGGTCTTCTTAAAGCTTTCTGCAATCAGCATTTCATTCACATCCTTTCTGTTTTGTTCCCTGCTTCGGGGAATCTGGCAGCAGCAAACCAATGTGATCCGCACAGTGCTGCTTGCCATCCAGCCCCAGATACAAAGGCACACCGCTGATGTGACAGTTCACACAGCAGGGCTTTTGTTCATCCTGATTCATGTTCTGTTCCTCCTGAAATTTGTGGATGCTGCGGAATTGCACCGCACAGTAAGATAGAGGAAACGAAATAGACAATGCTCCCTGTCGGAGACAGCTGTCACGGAGTTGCACCGTGCATTGTCCAGAGGCTTCATATCTTGGCTGGACAACTAAGACGCATCCCATTATGCGGTGATTCGCTCACCGCAAAGCGTGTTAGTATAAAGGCAAAGGTTGGAGGTAATTGCCTACGATGCTGCCACATCGTCCCCGTGTTGCCGATAGGGCAGCAGGTGTTGTATTTCCTGTCAAATTATGATAAAATTGACTGGAAAGGGGGTGAATGATATGAAGTTAAACTACGATTGCTTACGGTCATTGTTGTTAAAACTCGAAGAATTTGAAAATATCGATGAGAATCTAAACTACCAATCTATGACACTCGATGATATGGAAAAAGCACTGCCGGACTTTCCAAAAAATGTAATCGCATATACAACTTTAAAAGCAGAACAAGGTGGATTGATAAATGCACAAATAATGAATGCAGATAATAGCATTTACATGTGCATTTATTCCAGCTTAACCTACGATGGACATCAGTTTCTTGACAATGTTAGAAGCAATAGTATCTGGAGTAGAACAAAATCAATTGCAAAAAAATTAGGATGCACATCGCTCAATTCGTTGATGTCTATTGCTGGGAAGATTGCTCTTGATGTAATTCAATCCCAATTATAGGCTTCCCATTTTTATCAGTTACGGCAAATTCTTTCTTTATCGTAAGAAAACAGCCGTCAGGAATCTGACAATTTCCTTTTGGGCACTCTGTGTTTTTCTGTGGGTCGCACAGATACAGGGTGTCCTTTTTTTCATTGCTTTTCATTATTTCACCACCTTCTTTTAATTTCAGTCGAGCGTTTCGGTTTTCCGCTGGCTCGTGGCTTTCGGTTTTCCGCTGCTTGTCCTCGACTGATTCTGTTAAACATTCCATCTTCCATCATCAAAGAAATTCTGCGAACAATATGCTTTCTATTGACAAATAAAATGGAACATGATACAATAAAGTAAAGCACGCTTGAAAATCGCTTTATTTCCCGTTTGCTCATGAAAATCAACCAGAAACGTTCTTTTTTTATTTGGTATAGCGTGCTTTATCTCGACTGTGATTTTATTATATCACGAGAAATCACGTAAGTCAATATAAAATACGATAATTATCGTAAGTTTGTATTGATGCACAATCAGAGGGGGACAAAATTGTGAATAATGCACAATTAGCAGGAATTATAAAAGAACTTTGCAAGAGTCGTGGAACATCAGTTTCTAAAATGCTTTCAGAATGTGGCATCAGAAAAAGTCTGATATATGATTTAGAAAAAAGGGACTGGACGCCATCCATCTCAGTAGCAGAACAAATTGCAAATTACTTTGATTGTTCCGTTGATTATCTGCTTGGAAGGACGGACAATCCAACAGTTAGCGGAAACAACATCAGCAACTTTGACACAACCATAAACGGCACACAAGCGAATATAATTCAAGGGGCTGAGACGGATTTAGATGAAATAAAAGTAGCATTATCAAAATTGACCAGTTCCAACCGACATAGGGCAATCGCTGATATGCTGGATTTATTAGAAAAATATATAGAAAAGTGAGGAAATAATTATGGGAAACTATGAAAAGCTGAAAGGAATCTGTTTACAGATAGATAAATTGATAGCACTAAAAGTTGTTCGTTCATCTAATGAATTTCAAATTTGGCTCAAAAATACAAGAAGATTTCTTTGTAATTGCTTCGGAGAAAATAGCATTGAACTTCGTGAATTCAATAAATTGCATTTTGATTTGGCTTTAGTAAATGTTGAAAATTGGGAACGGGTAGAAAAATGCAAAAATGATCTTGAAATTGCTAAAGGAATGTTTGAAAATTACTTAGAAGACATGGAATCAGACACAACAAAAGATACTGATTCTATTAAAGACGAAGAATTCAATAAAGTATTCATTGTACATGGGCATGATACGAATTTAAAATTGGAAGTAGCAAGACTGCTTGAGAATCAGGGAATTGAGGCAATTATCTTGCATGAGCAAGTTAACGCAGGAATGACAATTATGGAAAAAATCGAAAGTTACGGCAATACTGTGAATGCAGCTATCATCTTATTTACACCTGATGATGATGGAAAGGCAAAAAAAGAAGAAGTACTTAAAAATAGAGCAAGACAAAATGTTGTTTTTGAAGCTGGGTATTTTGCTGGATTACTTGGAAGAAATAGAACTATATTCATTGTTTCAGATGATAGTATGGAACTACCAGGTGATTTAAATGGGATTATATATAACAAAGAATCTTGGCAATTCAAAGTAATCAAAGAATTAAAAGGAATAGGTTTTAACGTAGATGCAAATAAACTAATGATTTAGGTGATTCCAATGAAAGCAACATCAGATGTTGACATTTGCAGATAAAATAAAAATTGTGTGTAATGTACAAAGTGAGAGGTATATATTTATGTACAATACACAACTTACATATGATAGAATCGATGAAATGTCAAAATTAAGAGGTATTTCTATTGGCAAAATAAATGAGATATGTTCTCTGAGTAAAAATGCAATTTCAAATGCAGCTAAAAGTGAATACGGAATGAAAGCAAAAAATATTGTGTTAATATCAGAAATATTAGACGTTTCGACAGATTGCTTGCTTGGTAGAACAGATAATCCTAATGTTAGCGGAAACAACATAATTCAATCCAGCAATGTGATAAATGGAAATAACGGAAACCATTCTCCGTTAACCGTAACAGAGACAGAAAAAGAAAACAACTGCAAGGAAATCGAAGTACTGTTGGAAAAAATGCCCCGTTCCAAACAGCTTCGTGCAATTGCAGATGTTTTAGATTTGTTGGAAGAAGAATACATAAATGAGGATGATAAAAAATGAAATATTGTTTGCATTGCAAAACACTGAATGAAAACACACAAACACATTGTACACATTGTGGAAAACGACTTTCTAATTCCAAAAGAATAACACCGATATACTGTGACCCCATCGTAATTGCAATCTGCTTTGCACTTTGGATGTTTGTAATTCCCTTGGCAGCTGGTGTTTATCTTCTTATGAAACAAAAAAGTGCCTATAAGGAAAACATGAATGAATATGAAAATGCATTGTTATTCTACGGTGTAAAAATGGGAGAATCCGGACAAATCAACAACGCAAATTCTAAAGCAAACGAAATTATCAGCAGAGCCAACCAGGAAGCACAAACAATCGAACAGGAATCAGAAAAAACACAGAAAAAAGCAGAGCAGGCATTGCAAAAGCTGAAAGAAGATCAAGGAAAATTACAGAACAATCTTGCAGAATTGCAGGCAGAACAAGAAAAAGAACGGAATTATTTAGAAGAACTTCAATCTGAAATAACATATGAACTCTCTAAGGTAGATGTAGATGAAAATGTGACATCTGAAGAATACAAAAATAGATTGAAGATCATGCAGCTGGAAGAAAAAAATATTGTCACGAACAATGAAGCAGTTGAGATTATTCAAATTTATGATAGCAAAGCACAAAAAGCAGACATCAAACAAATTCTTAGATGCTTCAATTCTGAATGTACAACCATTATAGTAAATACCACTGTAAAGAACATGGATACTTCCAGAAATAAAATGATGCGTGCATTTGAAACAATCAACAAAATATTTGTTACAGATGGAATCGCAATCACACAGAAGCTATTAGAAAACAAAATGGCACAATTAACTGCAAAATATCAGTATGAATATCAGAGAGAGCAGGAACGCTTGCAGCAAAAAGCAATTCGAGAACAGATGGTAGAAGAAGAAAAAGCACGGCGTGAAATCGAAAAAGAAAAAGAAAAGCTAACAAAGGAAGAAAATCAGTTCAAGAAAGAAATTGATAAACTGATGAAATATATGCAAAATACACAGGATGTTGAAAAGCAGCTGTACATCTCACAGATTGAAGAATTACAGAAAAAACTTGCAGATGTCCAGAAAAGTAAAGAAGATGTCTTACATAAAGAACAGAATACTCGTGCCGGATTTGTATATGTTATCAGTAATATTGGTTCATTTGGAGAGAATGTTTATAAAATCGGCATGACAAGAAGATTAGAACCAATGGACAGAATCAGCGAATTGAGCAGTGCTTCTGTTCCATTTGAATTTGACGTTCATGCTATGATTTTCAGCGATGATGCACCAGCTCTTGAAGCAATACTTCATAGCACGTTTGCTGACAAGCGTGTCAATCTGGTAAATACAAGAAAAGAATTTTTCCGTGTTTCTCTGGATGAAATCGAAGCCGTTGTAAAGAAAAATTACAATGCAACAGTTACATTTACAAAAACGGCAGAGGCTTATCAATACAGAGAAAGTCAGCGATTGAGAGAACAAGGTGGTAATATTAAATGAAAAAAGCCCCATCAGAACAGTGGTATCACTGCTCCGGTGGGGGTAATCTTATAATAGGAGGAATTTCATATGGCAGGGAAAGTGCTAACCCGTCATCGCAAAAATCGTGCTGGTGTGTATACATCATGGGAATATCGGTTTCAATCTGCCAGCGTTTCCGGACAGCGAAAATGGATTACACAAGCTGGATTTCAAACAAAACAAGAGGCATATCAAGCCGGAATGGCTGCTTATCAGGAATATCAAAATACAGGGGTTCATTTTACACCATCTGAACGAAGCGTTTCTGATTATATGCAGTATTGGATGGAAGAGTATTGTAAAACCAATCTAAAAGAAACAACCATTCTTAATTATCAGAAAAAAATAAAAAATCTCATTCTTCCAGCAATTGGGAAGTACAAATTGTGTTCTATTTCTACGATTGCATTACAGCAATTCATCAATCGGCTTTTTCAATCTGGCTATGCACGAAATACTTTGGTGGTAGTAAAAGGCATCTTAACAAATGCATTTCGATACGCAAAGCAACAGAAATTGATACAAGAAAATCCAATGGTAGAAGTTGCTCTGCCCCGAAGAAATGCAGTTTCAAAAAATCCAAGCCGAACGAAACAGCGGTTTTGTGTTCCGGCGGAGGCAATTCAGCAGATTTTTCGCCGATTTCCAGAAGGGCATCCTGTTCACATCCCATTGCTGTTCGGCTATCGCTGTGGTTTGCGGCATGGAGAGGCTTATGCAGTACAGTGGAAAGATATTGATTTTGAAGCAAAAGAATTGCATATACAGCGGCAAATACAATATAGAGAATCAGAAACAGATGAAAACGGAAATTCTATTCTATATTTTAGCACCCCGAAATATAATAGCTTTCGCACTGTGCAATTAGATGATGAAACCATTGCACTTTTAAAGCGGACAAAAGAGCAGCAAGAAAAGAATCGGGAAGCGTATGATTCTTATTATGTGCACTACTATGAAGAAGCACATACCAGAAATTTAAATACAGTTGGAAATGGAGAAGAGTTGTATTTTGTGAACTGCAATGCAGATGGTAGTTTCATTAAACCACGTACCATGCAGCATGCTTCTCGTGTGATTCATCAGGAATTAAATTTGCCATCATTTGATTATCATAGCTTACGGCATACGCATTGTACAGAGTTATTAGAATCCGGTGTTCCACCAAAAGTTGTACAGATGCGGCTTGGACACAAAGATATTCGTACAACTTTGAATATTTACGAACATATAACAAAAAAGATGGAAGAGAACACACAGGAGATTTTGAATCAGATGTATGCTGCGTCCACATTGTGTCCACGTTCCAATCAGACACAAGAAGAATCGAAAAAAGATGTAGTAGAGTAGAAAAACGGGAAAAACAGCGGAAATGCGTTGATTTTCATATGCTTTTAGAATAACAGGAAAATACATAGAATTGCAGCGTTGTAATGGGCAACAACCCGATGGTTGGTGCAACCGTAGCAGTTGCTGTATCTGTAGAAGAAGCAGCAAAGGCTGGCAAATTCTAAGTAATATCGGCATTTTCTCATTTTGACACAACGAAAAAGGACGTTTTTGCAGCGATGCAGAAACGTCCTTTTTGCTTGCTGTGTCCTGTTTGGAGAAAACAAACACATAGTAATAATAAATTTGTCTGGATGAATTTTTTCATTATAGCATGGCTTTGGATTGCCTGTCAATTTGGATTTTGTCGAATTTTGTCGGTCATTGTCGAGCTTGAGAAAATTCGGCAGTTCTTCTAAAACGCCTCGGAAAGTTTGTGTAAATTTGCAGATTGACAAATGCATATTTGCAGTATATAATAAAATTAATGGAAGTCAAGAACGAATGAATGCACGAAATGCACCGTACTTTGATTTTCATATAAAAATGGCTGTAAGTGTTATTTGGTTGGTAGCTCATCACACTTACAGCCTGACACCAATGCTCAAGAACATTGCCTGTTTTTATTATAGCATGTTTTTCGGGCGTTGTCAAGAAAGGAGGTTATTTATGAAAAAAGAATTGGAATTTCTGTATGAAGGGAACTGCAATGAAAATCCATTTGTGTTTGAAACACCGGAATTGCAAGAACAAATGGATTCTGTGTTCTCTTATTTTCAGAAAAGACATGCAGAAAAAGGACAAGAAGCCCTGTGTGAATTATGCGAAAATTGGCAGAGAAATGCGTTTGTCGTTGGATTCCAAACAGCAGTAAATCTGTTGACGGAATAAACATGCACTTGTCGCCCCCTTATGGGGGTGTGGATTGAAATCATTATTTTTAGTATACCATTGTGTGATGTCACCCCCTTATGGGGGTGTGGATTCTATTCGAAAAACAGCCGCTCTGATGACACAGGACGGCTGTTTTTTATGCTATAATATACCTGTATTTTAAGATTCCGGATAAGAAAACTCCTGTGTATCTTTGTCATAATTTAATGGGACATCCACATACTGGTGACCATACTGAGCAGAAAATACACTTTTCGTGGTATAGCAGGTATCATCTTTTTTGAAGAAACTCTGCAAAGAGCCGGACAGATTCAATTCATTCCACCAACCGTTTCGCACATCATACAGGTAAGTGACCCATCCAGAACCACCGCCGGAAACATCACAAGCGAAAAATCCCTTGCCATCATATTCCACATAATTTGCATTGCTGAACATATCAACAGAAAAATCGGTGCGAACTTCTGAGATGTATCCATCAGAAGAAATATAGTAAATGCCTTGAACGGTTTTTGAAGAAGAATTTTTTTTGCCCAAGACAACAAACGCTTCTTCTTTTCCATCTCCATCATAATCAGTAACTTCCATAGCATATACTGGACGATAGGATTCCAAGGCGGTTTTCAGTTGATTAAAATCAGGCGTTCTTCCGTCTGAAATATCTGACATAAATTCCAAAAAATTATATTTATAATAATCAGAATAACTATCTGTATAGGATTTTTCTATAGAATTGTATTGCGACTTTGTGCAGCTTACGCCGTTATGCTGATAAGTGCCATTATCCATACTGATACGATCACGCAGGACAAACGAATCTCCAACCAGTTCCTGTTTCCCCATAGAGCCGATGAAAGCACTGGCTGAACTGAATGTATAGAAATATCCCGTTCCTTCCGCATATCCACAGAATCCGCTGCTTCTTGCAGAAGCCCAGCTATGTACCAAAGAACAACCGGTATCTTCCTTATAAGTATACAGCTTACCGCCAGCGTAAGAATCCATCAATAATTCTGGAATATCATCTTGGTCAATATAAATAAGAGAATAAGTAGCATTTCCGCTTTCATCTGAAAGTGCTCCAGAAAGCAGCAGGTCATAATAAGCGGTTTCCCAAGCTGGAATTCCATAAACTTCTGGCAGAATATCCGCCCAAGATGGTTCTAACCCTGCGGATGTCTGTGCATAATAGGTTAAGATATAAACAGCATCTTGCACCGTAATAGAACCATCCCAGTCTATATCTGCTGCATTAAATTGCTCATTGCTTATGTCTTCTATAGAAGCAACTCCAGCTGCTGTTTTTGCATAGAATGTCAGAACAGATACGGCATCATCCACATCAATGGAATCATTTCCGTCAAAATCTCCCAAATCAAACGCTGCTTGTGCAGGGAGGGCAGTTGTGAAAGGTAAGACTGAACCAGAAGTAATCAGGCAGGTACAAGCTGCGGCGAGCATTGAACGAATTTTCAT